ATGCACCAAAGGTATTACCTGGATCAAATAATGCCACAGCCTCATTTGCACCATTAATTTCATCTTTAATGCCTGCGAGATTTTGAGCAGCCTGAATAGCCTCATCACTTAATTCACCGAATCTTGCCCTTGCAATTAGCAGTGCGTCTGTAGCTTCCTTTAGCTGTATTTGTAAGGGTTTGACATCTGCATCTAAAATAATTTTGTTTTCTTCAGCCATTGGTGTAAGTTTTAAAATTTAGGGGAATCGATTGATTCCCCATTTACTATTCTGCTTCTTCCTTCGGGTTCTGCTCCTGCACTTGTGCCGCTAGGAATTGGATGAAGGACATCCCGTACTTTGTAGGCAACTCTTGCGCCCATGCTTCTAGCATTTTGATTTGTTCCTCGTTAAGCGTTACTTTCATCTTGTATTTGGTTTTGGTTTTGTGATTCTAAATATGCTTGAATAATTTCTTCAGTCCAAATAGCAGAAGCTATAGCCTGCACCTTTGCATCTTCTCCGCTTATGTCATTGCTAGGATTAACTACATGGCGATGAAAAGTTCGGCTAATTTCTACCCCATCCTTTTCAATTACATTTGCAGTCCTTACTTGAATACTATTGCTTTCAAGTACCTCTATTTTGTCTACGATTGTTTTTTCTGTTAAAGCCATTTTTTTTATATTTTATTAAGAAGCTGCAAAATATGTTATGGTTAAAATAATATCTCCATTAGCACCTGCATCTGTTATGTAGTTTGCATTGGTTTTAATTGCGCCTGTACCATTATTAGCATGAAAATATATATGAGTAAAACTTGACCCCGTAATTGGTAAATAAGTACTTAAATTACCATTTCCCATATATCCAAAAGACCCCCCGTAATATAAACTTGGACTGCTATATGTACTTGCAAAAGGTAGACCACCAATTCTAAATTCTGAAGAATTATTTGTAGGGTTTACCAAATTCACATACAATGAAACGGTCACTTTTTGACCTATTTTTACATACCTAGCATTTACAACAGCTAGTGTTCCTCCATTTGGTAGGGTAGGCGTCCAAGTACCCTCCTCATAATCATCCAAAGCATTAGCTGCTGCCGTGTCTCCGTTAAATTGGATGCCCCCTGAACTAGATGAAAGCCTAGCGTAGCCATCCGAAGTGATGCGCATTCGTTCGGTTCCAAAAGTAGCTAACCCTGTTGCACCCGTTCTAAATAACATTGCACCCATACCCATGGCTTCAATATTAACTGTATTGATAACACCTGCCGTAGATTTGTGGCTTAGAAATAATGGAGCAGAACCGAAATCAAAACTTACATTCCTGTAAATCTGAATTCCTAAATCAGCACCCGTAGTTTCTACATGAAGTGGATTTGTTGGCGAAGCAGTGCCTATGCCTACATTGCCGTTTGCTAGGATTGTTAATCTTGCCGTTTGATTAGTTCCTAACTGCAAAGGAGTATTTGATACCGATTGCAATAAGGTAGCATTTGCCAAACCTCCAATCATCAAATCTCCTCCTGCATTTGCCTCTAAACCAAAAGAACCAATGCCCGATGTATGACTTACTCGGTAAGCATTTACTGAACCTGTTGTCCCCGCATTGCTATTGAAGTTTGCACCTACGCTTCCAAGTGATGAAGTCACACTACTGCTGAAGGTCGCTGCTCCTGTGGAGGCAATTGTTAAGGCTGAGCTGCTACCTCCATCAACTGAAAATCTAAAAGCACCGCTAGACGCAGGCTTTCTAAATACTGCATCCCCTGAAGAATCTCCTGTAACTAAGTCACTCGCACCACTACTTACACCTAAAAATACTTTTGTATTTCCACTTTGTTGTAGTGTTATAATTGGTCTTGTTCCATCTTGAGTGATAGCATTATTTGAAACAATTAAAGCCCCCGTAAAACTAGCACTAGTCCCGTTCAAAGCACCTGTTAAAGTTCCGCCTGTCAAAGGAAGGTATGCACCTAGGTCAGTGCTTAAAGCCAAAGTTCCTGAAGCATCAGGGAAAGTGAAGGTTCTTGTAGCTGATGGAGTGATGCTGTTCAAACTTAAAATTGCACCTCGAAAAACACCTGCTCCTGTAGTCTGATATAAATTGAATTGATTGGTAGTGCCTGAAGCTATACTTCCATAACCATTTACCAAACTGAAAAAGGCATCACTTCTCAAATTAATCTGCCCCGCAGTAGACCCTGAACCTGCTGAATTTATTGCATTTGCAGTGATACTATATACCCCTAGATTAACACTAGCAGCAGCACCTGAATAAGGCACATAGGTAGAAGTAGCACTTCCTGTAGTTAGGTAGGTATTAGAATCTATACTACCATCAGCCTTCAAGAACTGACTAGAAGTTCCGCCTGTTTTTACGATTGTTCCCGCTTCAAAATTACCGCCCGAAATGGTCACTGCATTACCGCTTCCGCTTGTCTTTGTCACTCGAATAGCTTCACCATTCCCTGCCTTCAAAACATCCAAGGCAAACCCACTACCACTGCCGTGAGAAATAATCATCGTATCCGAACTTCCCGAAGTGGTGAAGGTCTTCTGTGCCGTGATTGTTTGGTCAGTTCCTAGGGTTACATATCCACTTAGGTCTGTGCTATAATTTGGAATATTCAAAGTCCCACTTACTAGGGTAGCAGCACCACTTGTGCCCGTAGTAGTTAAGGTGATTGCTTGCTGCTTTGAATTGAAAGTTGTCCAATCAGCAGCAGACAATAGTCCCCGATTGGTAGCACTTGCAGTAGGTAGGTTTATAGTTATGTTTCCCGAACTAGTGATTGGTGAACCGCTTACACTTACATCCGTGCCACTACTTCCCAAAGTAATACCGACCGAAGTAACACCCAAATCAAGGTTTCCTTGCATGAATGTTTGAATACTCGAGATCGTTGCCTTATTGGTTGTGGTTGCTCCGCTTACTACGATTGGCACCACGTCATTGTTTGCAACTGTGCCCCGATCTACTAATTGACTAATCCTCTTGTCTGCCATAATTCTTAAATATAAAACTTGTTAACCCCGTTTTCTTGTAGCATAAATGCATCGTTCTCCAAAAGGATGTAATCGTAGTCCTCAGGCTGCAATTCTCCAAGTATCTTGAATAGTGCTACGTAGCTTAATCCGTTTGCGATCGGGTTGTACTTGTCTACCTTCTGAAGCTGAAAGAAGTGATTACCAACCTTGATAATCTTCCGGAAGTCAAGGTTAGAAATATCGGTTGGAGTTAAGTAAAAATACCCTTCCAAAAGCCTGCTATTTCGATCTCCTATCGAGTCAATCAACTGCTCGTAATATGTGGTGTAAAGGTTAGTACTTTGTGGGTACAATCCTATCGAAAAGTACACCTCCTCCGGGTAACTAAATAGCTGATCAAAGACAGGATCTGTCAAGTTATTAATGTGGCCTGCATAGGGGTAAGTGTTGTAAGTTACCGGGCCCGCAGCGTACTGAATCTCCCAGCTGGTAGTCGAAGGAGTTCCCGGTGAAAAGAAGACCACCCGAGGCTTGAAGTTATCGGGAATCTTTACATTATTCTCGACCTTGTATAGGTGAACCATTACCCTACTCGCTACCTCTTCCCGCATTACAGGAGGAGCAAATACTACCTTAACAGATTTAGTGTCAAGGATAAAATCGTTGTCGATTATTGTACGGCTTTCTCCGTACCCTTTATTGAATTTGGTCTTGTAGCTTTGGCTCCAGTAGTCCTGATCATCGTCAAACATTAAGCGGTATTCCTTTGCACTCAGCTCGCTCAAAGGTGTAATGGTTATTTCTTGACTCACGTCTAATTTATCGCTCCAATCTAAAGCCTCATTTTTAAACGCTTGGAAAAACTCGTTATAAGGGATGATCTCCAATACGTTTGTCTGCAAGCGATCTTGAGTGATGTACAAATTATACATCGATATGATCGACTTTAGAAAGTCCCTCTGCTTCATTGACTTTGGCATAGTAAACCCGATCTTCATTGTGTCCCCTTCCACTACATCAATCGCAGTAGGTACCGTGCTTCCTATCTTAAGCGGACCACTTGGAGCGATTGTTAGCTGGTTTTGAATGTTCAAATTATAGCCTGCACCACCTACGGCTTGACCTACCAACTGAACTTCAAAGTAGTCATCAAATACTAGATTAATCCCTGCGCTTATTTCTACATTCCAAGTAAAGGTACCACCCAAAGGAACTATGGTCACGGTCTCGGTATCGGATAAAATTTGAGATCCGTTCTTGAGTATTCTTACCGTCCAAGTGTTCTTGGTAAATGTTGCTAGGGAACTGTAGCTTATACTCGCATTGAAATTTAAACCGGTGGTTAACGGCTGAGTTTTGTTGTATGTAAACCTAGTTCGTCCTGCGTTGATTGTAAAGTTTACCGCCTCCACACTTTGGAAGGTCATAAAGTGAGTAAAGCTAGGCTGAGTGGTTATGCTTGTTTGAAAAAGGTCAGTCCTTTGATCCAGCAAATTTGCCACCTCTCTTGTAATCGTTTTTTCGGCAGTCAATAAAATCAACTTTCTAAAGAAGAAGGATTCGAAAATGTCGGCCTGAATTATAAATCCCGCTTCGTCAAAAATCCTTTTTAGGATCTCGGTGATAAATACCGCAGGCTTGAAGTTTTTAATCGGGTAGTTTATGTTATTGACTGAGTAGCCGTAATCCACCAATGGGTAAACATAGTTTTGCGCTCCCTCCACCCACTCGGTTCGTGCCCAACTACCTTCTATGCTTCCCTGATTCCAAGTGTGATCGTAATCATCAAAGTCAAGGTCAGCCAAGGTAAGGTCACCAAGGGCATCTAGGATGTCTCTAAGCCGTCCAAACATGTTAACCTCGTAAAGTATATCCCCTTCTTTGTTGTTGATCTTAGACATCCTTAAAACCCCGTCAAATATCTTGACGTTATCCAAGAAGATTTGCGCCTTCGCCTGTTTCGCCGGGTTAAAGTTTTGCCCGATGTTGGCTCCAGCTATAATCGTATTTGAAACCGAGATGTCAAAGATGTTCCCGAATAGCTGCTGATTCCTTGAGGTGCTTGGCAGGGTTAAGGTTTTGGAAAAGCTAGTATTCCTTCTCTCGATGTCGCTGATATCCGCAACCGAAAAGGTGAATTCTACATCGATATCACCAAGGGTATCCGCCTCGTATCCTTCTACAAATAGTCTTGCGCTCATATTACTTGTCGGGTGTTTATAAGCCCAAATTCGAGATCTAATTCTATGTTGAATACTTTATCTATCGCAGTCTTTTTGACCTCGTAGGAGGTCGCAGAAAGCTTCACAGGTATCCAAGAAAAGTTAATGTAGTTATCGTTCACCAAGTTCATATAAACCAAGGGTGAAGAATACAACTCTCTGAGGATCTCGGCCTGATCATCGGTTAGGTAATCGCTTATGATCTTCCACTTTTGTGTTTCCTTCGTATAGTAAATTGGGTTAATGTTTTTTACTACTACTCCGTTGGCCTCATAAATACCTCCACTATAATTCTTCTCATATCCCTTTCGCTCAACATCAAAGGTTGTCTTGCTTACTAGGTCAAAGTTAAAGAAGTCGAAGGCACCATACTTGTTGATATATGCCAAGCGCATCGGATCGTACCGGCCGCAACCTTGAGTGTAGATCGTAGCAAACTTTGCCCGCCTTGCAGATCCGTTATTCCAATTCGTAAATAGCTGAATGTTGTTGACGTTTGCCCCGTAGGTTAAAGCAGTAACCTGAATATAAGTCACGCTAGGATTAACTGCAGGAGCAGAAGGTGTAATGTAATACGTTTGAGTAGTTGCGTTATTGTACGTCACTAGCAACTCGACATTCGTTAAAAGTCCGGTATTAATAAAAGCAAATATTTGCGGATCTGTTTCCCTTGCTTTAATCGTAGACCAATCGGTTAGCGGTAGGTAATTAGTATTGCTTGCCCCCGTATATTTTGCTATGTCAGCCGTCCAATTATTTTCTTCTAGCAAAGGAAAGGAAGCAGCCAAAGCATACTTAGTTGAACTTACTACCTCGGAAGCAGTAACTATTTGAAAGACCCCTGCAACCTCATAGTATTCGTAGCACTTAAGGTAGAATCCCTTAATGATATTGGTATCGCTTGCCGATGTAGCTACCTGATAAAATCCGCTCGTGTAGGTAAAGTTTACGGACACAAACTTGCTTACATCAAACTCGACTGAGTCCGCCGGGTTGGCAGGGGAATCGTAAAAAGCCTGAGTAATTAATTCGTCCGCAATGTTGTAAACCTTGATCACATACTTAAATCCGGGAAGGTTTGCGTTGGTGCTGCTTATCGTATAGTTTATCCTGTTAAATGCAGGTAGGTAGGCGATGGTTGGTTCTACTAAAGTGATCATTTGCTTACTTTTAAAACTAGTGAATTAAATCCTATTTCTTGAATGTCGATATTGAATTGAGGTGTAGCTTCATCGATTGATTTCTTTACAAATTGCTTGCCCTCGATCCCGTACTTTTTAATATAGTAAGCCATCCGCTTTGCGCTACTCGATATCTGTGGTAGCATCTGCCGTCCCTCGATTAGGTTGGTAGCTTCAATCTCCATGTTCTTACGCTTCATCCAGCCTTGTAATTGCATTAATGCTTTTGCAGGCATAAAGTAGGTTTTGAATTGGTAGTGATCTCCGTCTTTATTTGGGTATGTCTTTTTATTTTTTAAATCATGGTTAACACCCCTTACTCCTTTGTCTTGAAAATCTGAATAGTCGGCACCCACGGCAATCTCTAATCGGTACCCGGTCTTTGTTTCTTTAACCCCGATCACCGAAAAGGAACTTGCAAGCTTACCACTATCGGCAGGTGAATATTTGCCTAGGTTGTCGACTATCTCAATGCCTAGCTTGGTCATTGCATCGGTCACATTTTTAACCAAGGCACCTTCAACCGCAGCAATATATTCGTTGCCCTTCAGGGTTCTCCCGCCTATCTTAAGATCCGCTACTTGAGCTTTTGTTGCAACTGCCATTTCTTGTATTCGTTGTCTTTGTACTTGTTATAATCCTTTAAATATGCTAGGGTATTTAAATACTCAATTACCTTTAATTCAAATGCTTGGTTTACGGTTATGTTTTGGAAGTCTGCGACCTGCTTTGTGCTGTGTACCCAGCCCCACCTTTCCATAAACGGACTGCCTTCCCCGCCAGCTCCTTGTTCTGAATTGAGGAGGTTATTGTAACGCTTATTAATTCGTTGAATAGTTGACAAAAAAAAAGCATGCACCCATAAACCTCTAGGAAGTTAGCCTCCAAGAGATCCTCAGATACCACGTCATGAGGCACTACCCCATAGCCTTTGTACTTGTCCCCTTCCATCGGAAGAAAGAAGCAGGCAGCAATCTTATTCAGCTGCATGATCTCCCCTGCAAAGGCTAGGATATCGATGTACTGCCCTGCCGTGATCTCGTGCATTTCGTAACAAAACTTGTATCTTTTTGTTGCAACCTGCAAGTAGTCCACGGGCTTGGTCTCAGGTATATTGTCAAAGAAAGAAAGCTTTTTCCCGTACTCCTGAATCAGGTCCCGGTACTTGTAGTTATCGTACTCGCTCTCATCTTTCCCCTCGATCACCGCTAGCATTTTTTGTTGCTTCTCGATAATGTTAAGGTTTCCGTTCACCTCGATATCGTACAAGGTTATGAACTGCCCGACTGTTAATTTGTCCCACATAGCTAGAAATATATTTTGTTTGGTTTGTGTATTTATCTGAAGGAGTAGCGACCCAAATGGCTTTGCGAAATCTTGTTTACTACCGAATAGCGCAGGGCATCCAATGCGTGGTTAAAATTGTCAACCGGCTTGTTAGTCATGTGCCCGTTTTTGTCCTCGATGTATTTGTAGTTACGCAGCTCCTTGATCAGGTTAAAACTGCTTTCGGTTGCGTGAAGCTTATATCTTCGGATGATGTCTATCCCTATGTTGATTGATCCCTTAATTGTTGGCTTTACATTCCAGCCCATCCGGTAAATCTCCTCTATACTTTTTGGCTCAGCTGAATCCGCATAGATCTCGTTACTCCTGTCAAGGCCCAACACCTTCATCTCATTTGCGATGTCTTGGTTGGTCATCCCGGTGCGGTAAAGCAATTCGTCCACGTACATATTGTCCTCTAAAAGATACGTGCGAACCAAGGATGTCGGATCTGATGAGTAACCAAAGTCAAGGCCGTAGCTTACAAGCTTCGCTTCCGTTGGGATTTCTTTGCAGGTGGTGAAAGTATATACCAAGGATCTAGCAGTACCCCTTTCTCCGAGGCCGTACACCCTCCAGTAGTTTTCATCTACCCCTCTAAGCCTTTCGATTTCTTCTTTGATTACATCGCCTAAAAATGGGTTATCCTTGTAAGTGGTTTGAAAGAAGTCGACATCCTTTCTAGGTAGCACCTGATCATAAATCCAATGGAATTCTTCAGATGGGTTGTAGTCTAAAATCACCTTTTCATTGGTTCTAAAAAGTAGCTGAGTCCAATCCTCCTGCGTTAACTCATTGGCCTCGTTTGCAAATAGTAGATCCCTCTTGCGGCCCCTGATCTTCTGAGGCATATCCAAAGAAATAAACTCGATTGTATTTTTATTTATTGTGTATTCGTTGGCAGTCTTGGAGTGCGCTTCTTCGGTGTAGATCTCGTGGTCTTTAATGATCTGAAAAAAGTCACGCATCACAGTACCCCTTAAGGCTGGGAATGACTTGCGGCAAATGGTTATGATCTTACCCTCATTTCTTTCGCAGTACGAAAAAATAATCCAAAGTAAAATATTGAAGGTCTTCCCTGATCTCGTGCCTCCCTGCTGAACTACAATTTTAGCCGTGGAGGTTTCAAGCTGCTTAAATACTTTGTTGGTTTTTAGCTTAATCAGTTCCATCTACAATGGTCACCTCGAATAGTTTTTTGCCATCGGCCCCGGTTACCTCTTGACGTTCGATGTATCCTCGGCTTTTACCTTGAGTCTTGAGAAAGAAAATAATGGCAGTGGTATCACCGCTATCTATCTTCTGATCAAGTTTGCTTTCAACAAAATCTAGCCTCGTATTCCTGCCTTCGATTACGGCCTGTTCTAGGCCCTCCTGCTCGATCCATTTGTAAAGGGTGGCTCTATCTACCTGCAAAGACCTTGCGGCCGTAGAAAGGTTCCCAAATGACTTCACAATGGCTTTCTCGATTACTGATACTTCAGGCTTTTTCATAGTGTTGAATTTTGATAATTATTCAAGTCCTTTAAATGCTTTCAACGGGTAAAAAACTAGACTGTTCCGGTACCCTCCTTCGTGAGTTGGCACAATCGGGGTAACCCCGTGTACGTTCCTCCAAGCCGGGTAAACTAAAATTGAATTATCTCTTTGTCCTATTGTCGCATTGTAATCAGGAATGTGGAGATCACCTCCTTTTGAATTTTGCTTTTTGCAAATAATGACATTTACAGCCCCAACTATGTTTCCAGTGTCTCTATGAAAAGGAGCAGGAATATTGTAGTTTGAAATAGAGCTAGTAAATAAATTTGCGAATCTCCATTTTTCAGGAACATCAGAAAAAACCTTTACTTGCCTTTCATATTGTTCTGGAAGTATTTGTTTAATTAACTCTTCACTTTCCCTTGCAAGCAAAAGCATAGCTTTTATAAAAGTTTGGGCTGTCTTTACTCCATGAACTGAAGATATAGAAGGGTATGGCCTTCTCATGTGAGGTCTTGGAGGAGTTGAGCCAATAATTGTTGAATACTGAGAAACTCCTTTTTTCATTTCTGACATTCCTCCTTCCATAAATTTCTTTACGGCATCACTTCTATTCATATTTGACTTTGGCACATTTTTACTTCTTAATTCTGCGTTTGCCAAATCTGCTAACTTGCACATTTTTTCAGGCATTTTGGTTAAGTAAAATCCAATCGGCTCACCCTCTGAATAAAAAACACAATCTTCAATAACATTTGGTTCAATGTATTCGCAAACCTCACCGATCTTCCGATCATGGTCTATTTTAACAAGATCAATTCGTTTCATTTATTATTTGATTTATTAGTGATAAAGCTTCATTGCTATTTTTAACTATCCTATTTTCTTTAATATTGTTTACTCTAGTTTGAATTGACGTAAGATGTCTTTGGGTTTGATTTGATCCTCTTGCTTTTCTACCCATTTCGCCATTATCTTGAATCTTAATTATAAAAGGATTAAATGTTTTTATAAAATTTTGATTCATAAATCTATCTCCTTCACAAATCACTATAAAATTTTCCTTATCTTTTATCTTTTTAAAGTTTTGAAAATCTAAACTAACAGCCATTGATAATTTGTCTCCTCCTTCAAAAACGCTTCCATCATAATTGCCAAGAACGCATATTTTTTTATTAGTTCTAAAATGAATTAATTTCGTTTTAGCTTTTAAATTTAAATCGTGATGTTTTATTAGGTTTTTCATTACCCAAGTTTTCCCACTTCCACAATATCCAATTAACAAAATTGTCATTAACTAAATTCTTTTAAATATTTTTTTTCAAATGTCTCTTCTCTGAATTGCCATAATGTTTCCCAGGCTACCCCATCAGGGAATCGCTTCTCCATAGTATCTATTTCTTTCCTCATGCGTTCAATATAGTAACCAACATATCTTTTACCAAGTCTGTATTTTTTATATGCACACAAGGTGGTTTCAATTTGATAAATATTTCCTTCGTGAGTTTTTAACAAATTCAAAAAAACATTATGTAAATGAACTGCTTTTTCTTTTGTCAATTTTTGGTCAATCCAATCTTCTTTTCCTATTGCAAAACAAATTCCATTCCTACAACTTTCAGCCTCAAGCATATTCAAATATGTAGGCGAATGGATGGTTGAGGTTATTTGGTTTAACACATCAAGATAATTGAAGGTGCTAAATCTGCCGAAATTTTTAATAGAAGTTATTTTTGAGTAGCAGTCTTTCCAATCCTTTGAATCATTGAAATATTTTTCTTGAGAAGATTTTACTAAATTTTTATAACTAACGAATGCAGGGATAAAACCATTACCTGTTTTTACCCTTAGGCGATCTGTTTGGAATATTAATTTTTCTTTGTTTCTATCCCACCAATTTTGCATTCGTTTCAAATCAACTAATTCAAAATCAGGAAATTCATTATACATTAAAAATGTGGTTGTGGCACAATAATTAGTTCCGTATAAAAAAGAAATCCAATACCTTTGGGATAAATTCAATTCAAACCTGTCAGCCAAATACTTCAAACAAATCACAGAAGGATCAACATCTTTGGCTTGCATTGAATGATTATGGTAATCCGTATAGCTTACATGACCCATATATTCATTTTTTTCTTTTTATTTTTTGAAAGTTTAGTGCCAATGAATTTCATACCCATTTTTTTGTAAAATGAATTGCCCTTTTCGTTGTCAGTATTACAAGTCAGGTAAACTGGTCTAGGTAAATTTTTAAAGAACAATTCACCAAACCCGCATCTCTGTTTTTCAGAAACAATACCAAAATCCTTAACCACAAAGGCATTTATTCTTTTTGAGAAACCAAACCTTATCATGCCTATGTTTTCAAGAATGTAAAATTTATATGGGCTTTCTTGATTTAAATAATCGTCCCAGCAGTTGTAAAGATTAAAACTTCCAATCTCATTTTTACAGTCTTTATAAACTAGTTTAATAAATAATTCATCCGATTTTAAGGCTGGCCTAAATTTCATAAAATTTATTAGGTTTCAATTTCTCGTAGCTTTTTAATCCACTTCTTGACAAAATATCTGAAGTGCTTGCTAAATACGTAGCATGTTTATCTTTTGAAATAGACAAAGGCCTAAGATTATTTTTGATTGCAGTTATTTGATTTTCTTTATTTAGAAAAACCCCAGCAAAAGTCCGTTTATTTTCGTTGATAAAATTTAAAAATGAATCCTTGCCTTGTTTGTATTTTATAATTGCAATCTCACCATCGTTTTCAGTCTCCATTTTAATATCAAATTTATTTTCCATTTCAGTTTTTGAACTCATGTCTATAACTCCATTGAAGGCAAGACAAAAATCATTTAAAAAAATTGGCTGATTATTTTCAATAACTTTCCAATCACCACTAGTTGAATAGCGAAAATGTGCAATAAACTTTTTGGGTTTTTTTTCAATCAGTGATTGTATAAATTTTTTATAGTCAATAAATTTTAAATTATAGATTTGATTTTTTTTAACAAATGAATATCCAAAACTATGAAGCCCTCTTATTCTTGAGTTTTTTATTATCTGTTTAACAATCTCTTCGTCCCAGCTACCGGAAACTGCAATTATAGAACACATTACAATTTATGTTTTTCTGCTTTTAAGTATTCAACTATCATAGCCCCAACGTATGCTCCTTGCTCTCTCCAAAACTTTACAAGCTCAAATGCTTCTTCATAATGCTCAGGCTCAAATTCAATTTGAATTGCTTTTTTAACTCCGTTGCTCATCTCATCCATTTGATCGCTTACATCTTCCCCATCTAAAATAGAATAATCAGGAGCTTCACCCCAATTAGGAACTGTAAGGCCCCAAGTTTCAAGCTCCTCAGGCTCCCATTCGTTTGCTAGCATATCCCAATCCCATTCACCAAAGCCTACGTTATCTTTGATGATAAACTGCCTTTGCTCATCTTCTGTGAGATCATCGGCAAAGATTATTGGCACCTCTTTAAGCCCGGCTTCTTTGCAAGCTTTTAGCCTCATGTTACCACCTAGCACGATCATGTCAGCGTTCACCACTATCGGCCGTATCTCCAGCATCTTAGGGAACTCCTGAATAGACTTTACCAGCTTGCTAAATTTATCGTCCTTGATAATCCGAGGGTTATTAGGATTGGTTTTGACCTCAGATAATTTTACGGTTTTAATTTCCATTTTCTGTCTCGGTTACTGGCTCTTCAATCAAGGTCTCTTTAATCGTGTTTTCGATCCCTGCATCGTCAAGTAATTTTTTGAATAGGAGTGCTAGATCAAAGATGGCATCCTCTTCCACAAGTGAAATGGTAACTACCTTTTTGGCTGAGTTGAAATTTAGTTGAAAGTTTGACATGGTTTTTTATTTAATTTGATTCATTTTTTGTTGGTGCTTTTCCTCCAGGTATTCCCTTTGGCTTTTGATATCACCCATAGTATCGTGACAAGCTCGGCACAATGCCATGAGGTTTTCTATCCTATCCGCTGATTTGCTGCCTCCCATCCCTCGAGCTTTGATGTGGTGAATGTCGACCGCCTGAGATCCGCAGGATTCACAAGGAATAAAATCAGCTATCGTGTAACCGAAATATTCCATGTAAATCTTGGTATGCTTCTTCACTAGAAAGGCAGGTCGTAAGTTTCTTGCTCCATTACGTTTGCCTTTGGTACCGCTGCTTCCTTTTCGAATTCATTCAAAGTGATTGCAACATCCTTGCCGTATTGGTTCGGCTCATCGTAAAGATTGATATTGATGTTTACGTACTTCTTGCCGTTATACTCGTAAGCGTGCGCCTCGGCATCCGTGATGCAAAAAGAAGATGTCATCCAAGTAGGGTTTCTCTTCTTGCCGTTTCCTAGTCTTAGTTTTGGTTTTTGTTCCATGGTTTATTTGGTTGATGTTCTTCTCTTTCTAGTGGTCGGTGCTGGTGCTGCTGCTGCCAAAAGTGCTGCGGCCTCCTGCTCTCGGTACCAAGTTGTATTCTCTTCGTTGGTGTACCATCCATAAAGATAGTTGACTAGCTCCATTCGGCAGGAGCTGCACCAATGTGAGAAGGTATGCTTTGCGTTTACGTAGGTGGTGTACAGGTGAATCAAGTCATTGTAAACCTCCTTTGAATAGTTCCGGATGAAAGCGTGCTTTTTGTAGCACTCATAAAGCTCCATGTGCTTCTTGAATAGTTCGTGATCTTCAGGTATCATAGCTCAAATTTGTTAGTTAAATAATCCTCAATGAAAAGGTAAATAAATGGTGTTGTGCTTCCTATAAATATGGCCTCAATAACAGTTGTATTCCAAAGCAGGTAGCTAAGACAAATCCAAAAGGACATACAAAAGGAGCAGGAGAAAGGCTTAACCATTTTCCTTCCCGTCACTTCCTTAAATTTTTTAGGTAAGTTTAGAATGTAGAAGTAGATCAGGGTTATACCGATCGACCCTAGTAAACCAACTGCTGCTTGATACATTTGCGAATGTTTTTAATGGTTATAAATATTGAGGTATGTGGGATGCCTGTTTCTTTGCTGACCTTCCGAACGCTTCCCAGCTCCACGTACATTTTTAGGATCTCCTGATCGTACCAGTAAAGCCCTTCTACTATCTTGGTAATTCCATCGGCTACCGCTTGGCTATTATCAATCTGCTCCTCCTCTTTGACAAACTTCATGATATCTTCCACGGGAATAAGGCTTGCATACAACCTCCCGAACTTACCGTACTTTGAGTTGGTTTGATTGCAACAAATCCTCACTATCCAAAACTTAAATACCTGCTTTCCTTTCTCCTCCAGCTCGCTTATTTTTTTGCTATCGTATTGCAGGACTATATAAGCTACCTCCTGCCTCAAGTCTTCCCAAAGGTCTTTGCCTATATTCTTAAATACGTACTCAAACTCTCGGTCATATAGCCAGCCGATGGACTTCATTTTAGGCTGATTACCTTACCGGTGGGGTTACCTTCAAAATCACAAAACGATCCAAACAAAATAAACCGGACTTCCTTCTCCCGGTATTTGTAAGGGCTTGCCAGCAATCTAATTTGGCTCTGAACTATTGTAATGCTTTGGAAGGTACCTTTGCCCTTCGGTGACCACTCACTCCACTCATTATTTGATTTCCTGTAACGGATCTCCAAACTATAATCAGGCTTTGTGAATGGTAACTGTCTAGGCATCTTGAATTACTACTTTCAATCCTAACTCTTTACAAATCGCCCTTAGGTTGGCCAAGCTGATCGACTCCTTCCCGTTCTCAAAGTGATGCACTGGAGCATGACTTAAGCCGATCTTATCGCAAAGCTGCTGCTGAGTGTACCCTAGTAACTTGCGTCTCCTTCTTATCATGATTCCTTCTAATTCTGCCATGTGTTTGTTATTTCTTCAAATGTAATTTTTATATTTTAATCAAATGTAAAAATAGGTAGGTTGTTAGAAAAATATTTAAAAAGGTAACATCGGGTAGATCCCTATGTGAATAAAATCATCCCCTTTTTTTACGATGCATTTACGGACATTTAACTCAAATACGTTTGAGTCATTAAAGCCGTACTTCTTTTGTGCGATATCCAGCAGGAGCTTGACTGGGTTATCTAGATCGCTGGCCTTGTTGCTGAAGCCGAAAAAAAACTCGATTCTTAACATCTGCTTTGGATCTATTTTTGCCCTCGGCATCATTAATAAAATCGTTTTTTCGTAGGCCTTGTATGCTGGCGTTTTAAAGCGTTTACCCTGCCAAGCTAGGTTAACACTCAAGGGCTTCTCGTTAAGCTTAAATTGAATCATTTGCAAGCCTTATATACGAAGTCCATTGCGATCGTGTACAAAGCCACCAGCACCAAGAATAAAAATAGGTTTGAGATGTCTACCTGCATCAAGCCAAAGATGGCAAGCAAAGTGGAGGATGCGCTAAAAAGATCTTGTTTTTTCATATTAATTTGTCGAGGTTTTTGTTTTCCTTAATTGATTCCAAAATAAATAGTTTCCAAATTTTATTCTTTGACTTTGCTCCTACCGTGACTTCATCTATGTACCGGGTAGTTAATCTTAATTCCCTACGGACATCCTTTTCGATTTCGTCTACCTGATACAACCAAGGCTTTAAGATTCCCTTTTCCTGAAATTTGTTAAACCAGTTCCCTCCCCATTCGGATAGATCCCGGCAGAACCCGCTTTCCTTTGCGTGTTGGTAATTATCTCGGAAGATCTGCTTGCCGATTTCGATCCATTGCGCAATCTCTTCCTCGGTTGGCTCCCGGTGTTGGGTATTCTTTGCCTGAACCTCCTGCACGATTTGACTTTGGTGGTGATTGTAGTATTGATTGATCCATACGCTCACGGTCTTTTCGTTTACGTGGTAGAAATCCCCGTACTGCCCACGCATCCCAGCGTGAAGGATGTAATTGACTCGCTCCTCAGTTATCCAGCCATAGCTAGTAAAAAGCTTATTAAGGCAGTTCAGTAATTGGATGCCATCATCTTTTGAATACTCCTTAAATTGCTTCAGCCCGCATACAAATTCCATCTTTTGCAGGTGTGTTAAAATTATCCCTTTCATCATTTTGGTTTGTTTAGTTCTTCTTCATTTTTTAAATCTTGATAAATTTCATCAAAAATATTTTTCCCCTTAGGCTTTTCTTCTTTTTGCCTGTAGGTATTTTTTGCCTGCTTAAATCTGCTAGCGTTATTTTTGACAAACAAGATAAAACTATTTTTTAAATGCCTTTCGCTTTCAAAGGTTTGATCCTCGTGAGTAAGGCTCCACTCCTGATAAAGCTTTTGTATTTGCTCTTCATTTAGATCGTAAATGTGTTTCATATCTTCAAAGAGATTTTTACCTCCTAGCCTGCTAGTATTAAAAATAGTAATAGAAGAAATTACATTTACATTACCATTTACATTTACATTATCATTTACAGCTAGGTTTGCTAGCTCATTTGTAGCATTGCTAGGTTTTGCTAGAACTTCGCTAGCATTGCTAGCTTTTGCTAGACCTCCCTTCCTTCCAGCCTCAGCCCTTTGTACCTTCTTTTGATCCCATATCTTTAAGTCCCTTTTCAGCTGAGTCTTAATAGGCAAAAAAGCTACCTTCAAAAGCAGGTCTTCCGCAATCGGATCTTCATCATTTACGTAAGCAAAAATGTGCTTGATTAATTTACCAGCCGTGACGTCATCAAGTTCGTCAAATACCTCTCGCTGGTCGGTATACATTACAAAGGATTTTTTTCCTTCCATGATCAAAAATAAAAAAGCCCAACAGGTGGAAGGCTGCCGGGCTTGGGTTATAAATTAACCTTGGAATTATTCTTGCTTCCACACAGGAATAATTCGATACACAAATATAAGTTTTTTTCTAGATTATCCAACTAAGTAGCGTTTTTTTAGCTGCTGATATATGCAAGAATATGTAACCCCTAATGTAAGTGCTATTACTTTTGTAGGTACTCGATCCTGCCACATTTCAAAGATTACAATTTTTTCGTATTCTGTTAGGTTTCGCCGTCTCATCGCTTTTCGATAACTTCAAAATCCTTGATTAATGAATATCGTGCAACTCGCTTTCCGTTAATATCTATCATTTCTGTCAGGATAGGTAAACCGGCCGTTCTGAGGTTATCAATCCTTGCGGCTAACCGGAAGCATCTAAACATTGTTAAAGCCTCTAGGGTGGTCAAGGAATGGCCGTTTAATAGCCATCCCTTGATTAGTGCAGTTTGTGATTCTGTCTTCATAGCTGATCGATAAATGTCATGCAAGCGTCAAACTGCTCGGTGAATTGTTCTTTAGTGATCTCAACAATATCCTTGCCTTGAACGTGGATATAAAGGTGCTCTACCATTCTTACTTGGATCTCCGGGTAGATCGTTAATGCTTCCATTTCCTTCTTACTTAAATCGTGAAAATAGACTAATACATAGGTCTTGTCGCTGACTATCCGGTAGTACTGAGAGTGGTTGATTCGAAAGTACTCAGGCACTTCCGTAGTGCCCTCCACAATCTTGGTTGTTCTTAAGGTTAGATTTTTCATTTGCTTTTTGGTTTTGGTTTATGATAATTTCATCCCTAGCATATAGCCAAGGGCAAAGATTGGTGATAAGGCAATGATGAAATAAAGGATTTTGCCTGTGATTTGAACTGCTTTTTTCATGATGGTTTTTAATTTTGATTGATCCAATAATTTTCCAACTCTTCGAATGAATCGAAGGTCATTTCTTCATCCGTTTCGAAATCGTAAATGATGTATTCAACATCTTGACCGAATGCAGAAGCAATCGTAGTTCCGTTTCCTAAAGCGAGGTAAACGTATCCTGAATTTGGGTTGAATCCCTCCTCCATTATTTCTTCGCCTGCAAAATCATTTGCGTAGGCCATCCAAACGAGTGATTTTCCTTTGGCTTCGAGGTAAGCGACTGATGTAAATTCCATGGGTTATTTGTTTGATAAAATTTCGTTAATTCTAGATCTTACTTTTAATTGAGCTAATGAATTTGGGATCATCTTTAAAGCTTGGCTGTAAAGGGATAAAAGTTCTTTATCAATGATTTGGGCTGCTTGTAAATTTTTCATGATTATTTTACTTAAACTATTTCGATAAAATTTCTTTTTCTTGAGCTAAGGTTAAAAATTTCTACATATCCGATTTTTAGATCGGTTACGCATTCGATTTTTCCCTGCTGGATCTGTTTTAAAGCCGTTTTAAATTTTAGAGTTTTCATGTGATTTGGTTTTGTGTTGCTGTTTTGATATTCAAATATATAACATATTTCTTAGATTCCAACATTTAGCAAAACTTTTTTATTAATTTTTTTTTCAATGCTACCGTAACTATTTTGTTTACATCCCGGTGCGGCAGATCCTGATCCTCCGCAATCTCTTTGTTGGTGTACCCGAAGGAAGCCAGCATTATAATCTTAGCCACCTTTTCCTTTGGTAGGCATTCAAGTAGATCCTCTCCAGTCTGCTTTCTTGGGTACCGCTCGTGAATCTTTAGCTGGATGTAAAGGATGTAACCTATCAAGTCCTGATCTACTTTTAGCATCTCACTTATTCTCTTTCTAGTAAAGCCTTCGATGTACAGGTCTCGTACCACCGGTGCTAGTTCTTCGTGCTTGCAAGTTGCCATATCCGTTCAAAGGTTTCGTTAAAAGGTAGCTTTTCGTTTTGGCAGGTAGACCTCACCCCCTTAGGGGCAAGATCACCGGGCCGCTTTATAAATTTTCCGAGGTATAAATAATTCATTTTTTCGTTTCGATTATTTCGTTTATTTGATTCCAAATATTAATTTGATTTTCTCCCCAATACATATCACACTTCCCATCCTTGATTGGTGGTTCTTTAAAGTAGGATTGATACTGACTTACCAAGTCTGTGTACCTATAACAACTTTCTTTATGGGGACAGTCTGTCCCTAGGCACATTGTGATATCAGGACTCATTTAATCTGAAGGTTAAAGTTTTCAACTATCCTTGCACCCATTACGTTCTCTCCTCTTTTGATCGCCTCCTTGATGGCTAGCTTATCGGCAGTCACTACGTTCTTGATATTCTGAAAAGCATTGGGCAGGGCTTCTACTACATCCACCTCCACGGCTTCAGATCTTCGCAAGGATAGCTTAAATAGGCTTGACTCGATCTTGTCTATACCGCTTACCAGCATCGCATCCCTGAGGGCTTCTTTTAGCCTGCTTATGGATCTGTCCTTAGTATCCTTCATCGCCTTCAATCTCTTGATTTCGGCATCGATTGAATCGCTATCGCTTTGGATGTTGGCGATCACCTTGGCATAGTTCCCCGCCTTGGCTTGTAGCTGATCTTGGTTGATGAGTAGTGCTGCCTCCAGCTCGGGAGTAAGCTCGTCTGTTTCTAGTAGGAAGGCCAGCTCTTGGGCCTCCCTTGTGATTTCATATAAATTCATAGTAGCCCGTCTAAGGTGTCTGTTTGATCTTTGGTTAACGTGTATTTTTTTAGTGCCTCCTTGGCTGCCTTCTGCTGCTCAGGTGTCCCGTTCAAGTACTGAACTATCCCAGCAAACTGAGCTTCCGTAGGTGGTACCTTGCTAGGTGCTGGTGCCTGCCTTACCGGGCGAGTTGCTGCCTCCGCATCATCATCGGCAATGGCTAGGTTAAGGATGCTTGTAATCGCATATCGCCTTGCGTAGCTGATCGCAGATCCTTGCGCCTGTGGATCGTTCTGCCTTACCACCTGCAACGTGTAGGTAGCTGAAATAAACTCTCCGCTTTCTGCGTGGATTAGCATCGTGGTAAGCCCGTCTCCATTTGGGAACTGACTCAGCACTAGCCCTGCTTTTTCTAGTGGCTCAGCTACCTCCGTAATGATGTGCGGTAGGCTTGCATAATTAGATTTAAAGAAGGGGTTCTTTGCATCCTTTGAGATGCGGCCTACCATTGCGTGAAACTTGGCTAGGCCTTGAGTTAGATTGGTAATACTTGGTGATGTGTTCATTTGGTTTTTGGTTTAATGATTGCGTTCAATTTCTAATTCTAAAGCCATGAGCATAGACTCGGTTGGCTTTATTTCAATTCCATCCTCATAAGACATGAGACTGTATGTGTGATCTATCTTGACTTCCATTTCGCCATAGGCTGGAGCGTACTCGCTTTCCTCTTCGCCGTAGGTTTCAATCGTGTAGTCACCCACCCACAGGTAATCCCTGTCTTCGTAGCTGAAGGTGATTTCTTGGTCGAAGTAATTTTCTGAATCGTGCATTTTGTATGTGTTTTGGTTTTTGTTTGATTAATTACTGATTCAAAATTAAAACAAATAAATTAAATTCCAACATATTTCTAAAAATAAATCTCACAAAAGTTGATTTTTTTTCTCAATCCCAAAAAAATAACCCAAAGAAGGGCCGGGTAAGTATGGCAGATCCGCCACTTTTAGTAAAAATTCATGCAATTTTTCGGAAGCTTTCCGAAGTACTAGGGTAAATTTTGCAGTTTTTTACCTTTGAACTGTAGACAATCCGTCTACGCTTGTCCCAAAAATTCACTAAATGTACGACATATCCGACAAAACCTGCATTAATGCAGCTTAATGAAGGATATATCCGACAAAACCAACCTTTGAGTTCAAAAAAATTAAAGGCTTGTTACCTTATAAGTTAATCGAATTCCTCATCTTGGCTAAGGTGGATCAGCTCATCTCGGATTTCGGCATAGGTACCACGGATCAGGCAAGAGGTGTTATCGTAAAAGAAAATTACTTGTATATCGTGCACCAGCTCTTGAACGTAAGCCACATCCTTTACCCGCACCATCCTTTTACTGAACTCGTGCTTTACCTCAAGGCCAAGTTCCTTCCAGTCCATCGTGCTTCCCGCCAGCATCACGTCAATCTCGATCCACATCAGAATAGTTTTTTACTTACACTTAGCGTGTGTATTTTTTCCAAAGGCTGGAACTGATATTGAAACAGGTACTTGTTATCTAAGTAGCCTACTTTTGCGCTCGGTTGTAACAAGGAGTTAACCCCTGCGCCTAAATAAATTCCTTTGCTCTTCTTTATTATAGTCTCGGTTTTTGTCTCGGTGATCGTGTTGGTTACCACGGGCACAGCGTAGTCATTCGTAGCGGTCATTTTAAGCACCTCTCCAAGGACTTCTCCACTTACCTTAGTACTTCCATAGTCGAAAGGAAAAGTGGTCTCAAACAGGCTAATTTTAGGCTTATATTCAAGAAGGATTGTATCTCTCAAAACTTTGGTTTTTATCTTAGTTTTAGGAATGTAAACCGTGTCCGTGGAGGTGATGTATAGGGTGTCGGTCAATCGATCATATTTCGTTTTGTAAACTGTCTCCAGCTCCCTTTTTGGGAATAGGATAATAGCCACCACGGCCCCGATTAAAAAGAAGATTGCTGCTATCCTTGTTTGTTCTCTGTCCATTACCCTTCAATATCTAAATTTTCTTCGTAAAGTAAAGTTCGCAAATGATCTCTGCACCCTTGATAGACTTGATATTGCTCATCGGTTAGGTCTTCATACTTTACCTTAGATCGCAGCCACTGGTCAAAGTCCCATAGGACTGAACGCATTTTACTACCCTGCGTTGCGTTATCAAACTCGTGACTTTCTTCAGGAAGATTAAATATAAGGGTAGCTTTCATAACGGGAATTTGTGTGAATCAATTAAGACTTCGTAATGATCTGAATCTTCTTGCCGATATCTTCTACCCGTTAAGGTCAAGATTCGCCCACCCAAAGGTTTTACCGGTGCCCCTCTTTCAACGTGCCAACCACCAAAGCCGTCCACGTATTCTTCCTTATAAGTACCGGTTATAGCCAAGTGAATTTGCTTTTGAATTAACTCGTAATTTCTCTTTCCGGTATTGTATTGAACAGAATCCCGAACATCATTTCTGCACGAATTTTCGTGTATATGGCCCATAACAAATATGTCCATATTCTCGTAAATTTCTAAAGCCCTAGTAAGATTTATAGCACCTCGTGTAACAATTCCACCGCCTGAACTGCCATGAAAATACTTCAATAGCTTGCTCATAGTAGTGTTTCCCTTTAATTCTTTTTTAATAATTATCCAACCCCCGTAACCTCCGGTAAAAATATTGCTCTTGTTTTTGTAGTTCATTAAATCAACAAACCTCTGAAGCAAATCTGTTTCTTGGTATTTAATTATCCCGGTCTCGTGGTTGCCGTATCCGATCACCGTGAGAATTGAAGCGTAAGGGCTGAACCATTCTACCGCAGTATCTACCACACTATCAAGATACTTTGCGTTGTTATGCTCAGGAAGGATATCGCTCTTGTTCCCCCTACGATCTCCACGGCCTTGCATTAAACAAAATGTATCCCCTACGATCATCACAGGTATTTCATTTTCAAGACAATAGTCTAGATGTCTTTTAAGCATTACTCGATCACACTTAGGGTTGTCCCAATGTAGATCCGATATAATTGCAAGGTTACTTTCCTCTTTGCCTAGTTCCAAGGTGTGAAGGTTTCGGGATACTTTGCTTAATTTCATTTGATAAGGTTAAACCTATTTAACAAATTTGTCGAATTTGGAAAGTATAGCATCAGGGCTGAACATAAGCACTACCCCGATCCCGATCCCGAAAGAAGCATCCGCCCAAGATAATCCCTTAACAAATACCGAAGCTATTGAGGCAACGATAATAACTAAGCCCAAGGCCGTGGTTTTCCATTGCTTTATGTTAGTTACCTTCATACGATGCTCCGGTATTCTGCCTTTGCATCAAAACAAGGGCAAGCTTTATTAGCGTTAGGAAAGTCCCGGTGTCCTTGAATGATTAAACACTTATTATCTGACCATTCAATCACCTCATTTATGCACAACAAAATAGCTTCTTTTTGCGCAGCAGTTCTGTTATCTACGGGCTTGCCTTCTTTGGTTATCCCTCCAATATATGAGATGTGAACGCTATGGTTGTTAAAACCTTTTACCCCATTTGCCACACCATCAAACGGCAGCAAACGGTGAATAGTGCCGTTAGTTTCGATTAGCAGGTGGTACCCCGGTGACTTCCATCCAAGGGTATCTTTCCAATGCCTTTGAATAGCTGCCACGGTTGCACTTGGCTGGGTAGCCGTGCAGTGAATAGCGATAAATTTTATGCTTCTTTTCATCGGCCTTGACCTCTATATTTTTTTACCTTGCTACCCTTCGGGGTTTTCTTTGTCTTACCGGATCGCTTCTTTCCAAAGCTAGTTTTAGCCTGAGCAGTTACTTTAGCCTTCGCCATTTTTGTGCTTATCGTTTTTCTCCTTTTCGTTCTTTATCTTGTAAGAAAGAAAAATTATTGAAAGGATAGATATCACTATTGTTAAACCTACGTTCACAAGCTGAAGGCCTGCAATGGTAGTTACGTTAGCAAAGATTGCAAGCAGGGTGGAGGGTACTCCGAGTTCATCACTTTTCAATGGGTTCATATCTTAAATAGTTGGGACTTGACAAAGGTTCAAAGGCATTGGGCTTGTCACTTCAATTTCGATGCTTACTCCAGCGGTAAAGTCATCAAATCGTTCTTGGAAGAATTCGACCGATGCCTGAGGCTGGGTATTAAAGTTGTAATCGTTATCCAATTTTAATTTGGCCAAAACATCCAAGGCCACAAGAAGCTGATCACTTTGAACCTGCAATCTGTTGCTTTTATCCTCCGTGAGTAGATCCGCAAACAAAAGAACCAAGCGGTACCGCATCGTCATGTTTGAATACTGCGAAGGCCTTACTACCGTCCAAAAGACAGGGTATACTATCTCCCCACCATTGTCGGTGTAGTCATAAATATCACCCTCGCCGAAGGTCCGAATCATCGGATGATCTTCTTGGATTACCTTTAGTTTTTCGATCAGGTTTGATAATGTCATCTTGCTTGCTTAGAAATGCTTTTAGCTTCTTTTCGTTTTTGGAATATGCCATCTTTTAGAATGGTTTTTTATATCTGTTTCCTTGGTATCTCTCGGAGTATGTC